TAACGAGGTATTTTAAATGTAAAAGTAGATTCCTCTGTTAAACGTAATGTTTTTGCGCCTTCAAAATCAACGCGAAATTTTTGTAATCCAAAATTTGTATATTTTGCATATTTAGCCTTGAAAAAAGTTTTCGAGGGATTCCCATTTAATATTATATTTTGTTGTCCTTGTGATACTAAATTTAAAAGTCCTCCTGCCATTTATCTATAATATGATAATATTTTTAAATGTATATTTTGTTATAGTTTTTTAATTTGCACAACTTTTTAAAGTTGCAAAAGTATATTTTTATAAAAGTATATATTAAGAATATATTATGCCTTCAACAATCGATAATACCATGAAATATTTAACATCTTTAAAAGAAGATTTTGTGTCAAAAATGATATTTTTTATGATTCTTTTAATAATCATTTTGATGTTATGTTATTTTTTTTACATGAGAAGATTGGAAGCGAGAGAATGTTCGTTTATGGATTCTCTCTATAGCAAAGTTGATGGAAACTTGCGTTCAATAAATTCAAGTGATCCTCAATGTGGTTATACATTTAAAGATTATTATATTAAATCGGCTTATAATTCGTGCAGTGGAGGATCGTATAAAAATGACTTTGTCGACATTTGTAATTTGAAAAATGTGATTAAACAAGGAGTAAGAGGTTTAGATTTTGAAGTTTATTCCCTCGATAATGAACCAGTTGTGGCAACATCAACAGAAGATAGTTATTTCATTAAGGAAACATATAACTCTGTAAAGTTTTCAGACGTAATGTACACTATTCAAAATTATGCTTTTTCAAATAGCACTTGTCCTAATCCTCGAGATCCGGTTGTTATACATTTAAGAATCAAAAGTTCAAACACAAAGATGTACGAAAACTTTGCAAATATTTTTAAATCTTACAATTCAATCCTATTAGGAAAAGATTATAGTTTTGAAAACCACAAAACTAATTTAGGAGATGTGCCTTTATTAACATTAGCCGGTAAAGTAATTATTATTGTAGACAGATCAAATACTTCTTTTATGGAGAGTGAACATTTCCAAGAATATGTTAATATGACCAGCAACTCAATGTTTATGCGCGCATTACACTATACAGATATTAAACAAGCCCCTGATGTAAATGAGTTGATTGAATATAATAAAAGAAATATGACAATAGGCATGCCTGACGTTGGTATTAATCCTCCAAACATGAGTACAATTTTGGTAAGAGAAACCGGAACACAAATGTTGGCTATGCGTTATCAACAAGTAGATGTGTTTTTGGAAGAAAATGCGGCATTTTTTGATAGAGCCGGGTATGCTTATGTACTGAAACCAGAAAGATTGCGTTACGTGCCGGTTACAGTACCTGCTCCTACACCTCAAAAACCAGAATTAAGCTATGCTACAAGAACAATTAGCAAGGATTATTATAGCTTCAATGTTTAAATTACTTTGAAAAAGATATTTTTATTCGTATAATATAACTATACGAATGAAAGTCCCAAAACAATGCGATAAATCTATGAATTTTAATGAATGTGAATTAGCGGTTTTACGAAGCGCTGTTGATTTAGCACAAGAAAAAATAGGAAAAAGAAACGTCAACACTCCAGAAATTCAAGAAATGATAACGATTGTAGAAAACTTTATAAGAAGAAAAAATTTAATTTGTTATGGTGGTACGGCAATAAATAATATTTTGCCGAAAGAGGACCAATTTTATGATAGAGATGTTGAAATTCCTGATTATGATTTTTTTAGCCCCAATTCTTTAGAAGATGCAAAAGAATTAGCAGATGTATTTTATGAAAGGGGGTACACAGAAGTTGAAGCAAAAAGTGGTCAACATGCAGGAACATTTAAAGTATTTGTAAATTTTATTGCAATTGCAGACATAACATATTTACCAAAAGAATTATTTGAATCTATTAAAAAAGAATCTATTCGAGTGGCTGGTATATTGTATACACCGCCAAATTATTTGCGAATGTCAATGTTTTTAGAATTATCTAGACCAGCTGGAGATACAGATCGTTGGGAAAAAATATTAAAACGTTTGACATTATTGAATAAACATTATCCTTTGGTAGGAAAGCAATGTGCGACAATCAACTTTCAGAGAGAATTTGCAACTAAAATAAATGGGGAAGATTATCAAAATAATATTTATGAGAATGTAAAAGATACATTTATAAATCAAGGTGCAGTATTTTTTGGAGGATATGCATTATCTATTTATTCCAAATACATGCCAAGAAACTTGCAAAAAAAATTTGAAAAAATTCCTGATTTTGATGTTCTCTCAAATGATCCAGAAACAACGGCTGAAATTGTAAAAGAGAGATTAAAAGATATTAATGTTACAAATGTTAAAATTGTAAAACATGATGAAATCGGCGATGTAATTCCGGTTCACTATGAAATACTCGTTGGAAAAGATACGATTGCGTTTATTTTTAAACCTGCGGGGTGTCATAGTTACAATAATATTCATATTGATGGTAAAGTAGTAAAAATTGCAACAATAGACACAATGTTAAGTTTTTATTTGGCTTTTTTGTATGCGGATAGAGGTTATTTTGATCCAGATCGCATTTTATGTATGTCACAATTTTTATTTGACGTTGAACAAAAAAATAGATTAGAGCAAAAAGGAGTCCTTCGCCGATTTTCAATAACTTGTTATGGCCATCAAAAAAGTGTTGAAGAAATAAAGGCAGAAAAAGCTCAAAAATTTAAAGAATTAAAAGATAAAAGAGGCACAAGAGCATATGAGGAATATTTTCTCTCTTATAAACCGGGAGGAATTTCAAATAATAACCACAAAAAAGAAAAAAAAGAGAGAAAACTGAGAAAAAGAAAAACAAAACGTACAACAAAAGAAAAGTTTTTTGATCCGTATAATTCAAAATCAAAAACAAAGAAAAACAAATAAAATAAATACTAGATAGTTTCTTGCGTTAAATATAAAATATAATAAAATATAATAAAATTTAATATTATTTTATTATATATGTTTTCAAGTTTAGCAAATAAAGCAAAAGGTGTATTGAGAGACCCAGTAGGAAGTACACAACGTTTTGTTGGAAAAAGATTAGGGTTTTATTATACAGAAAAACAATATGACCAATTGACAACTTTGACAAATAAAATATCACAATCATACGATATAAACAAAATTGAAGAAAAGTTTCCAGATGATAGAATAGGATTCGTAAGGGAATTATTAATAGAAAAAAACATCATTACATATGTTTTGAATAATGTTTATCTTAGCAGGTTGCAATATTTAGATGAAAAATCTTTGAGTGATCCAAATAGTTCTGCTTCAATGAAGAAAGATATAATAAATCAAAATATATCTAATTTAAATGGCGTTTTGACAATTATTAATGGTAAACTCCAACAATTAGATCCAACAGGTTCTTTGCGTGAGGATCTTGTGAGTAGTGCAAAAACAAGTTACAGACCAGGTATGACATCGTCTACGCTTGATGATGTAAATTTTTGGTTAGTAATGCAAAATATAGATATAGTTGATGTAATAAAAGGGTTAGGACATATACTTTATTTTTTGGGAAATGTAGCTGGAAATATAGGAATGACTATTCTTACCGCGCAAGGTGGAAAAAGGAAGAAAAAAACAAAGAAAATGAGAAGAATGAAAAAATCAAAAAAAACAAAGAAAAATCGCACGTTAAGAAAAAATAAATAAAAAGACTTCATAAAAGTGGTATTAGAAACAATAATTTTCAATCAAAATAATGTAAATATCTTTCATTATCTTGGCTATTATTTTACTAATAATATTATCATGTAAAAAATCAGGTGTATTATTTTTTAAATAAATATATGCGTGAATAAAATACAATACAAAATATTCAACAAGTTTTTTAATGATAAAATGCGTTTGATTTGAAATGCCCCAATCATTTACGTAACTGCACATATGAGTATTTGATTGTTTAATATAAAAATCGTGAATATCTAATAGTCCCGATAAAATTCTATGATAATTTGTTTTTTCATTTTTAATGTTTAGTAAGTTACCAATTTTATCGTAACCAAATAGATCAAGAAATAAAATCTTTTTATCGGGCTCTTTTTTGAAAATAAAAGGACTAACTCCATCGAAATATCTACCTTTGTGTAAAATATTTCCATCCATTAAAAATGGAACAAATGATGACTTGTATATAGTGTCAAATATATCATACAATGATTTATATTTATGCTTTACAATTTTCTTATTTTTCTTTAAGTCATAAAAAGTAATATATACTTTATTTGTCATTAACTTGCAAATATTTTTGGGTAATTTTGGTTCTATTTTTTTGCAAATAGCGTCAAAGTTGTTAAGTTGATGATTACTTTTAAAATGATTCATTAACATTTGATATAAATCTGTAAATATTTCCAATCTATCTGCAACATATAAGAGAGAAACCAAGGACCCCACGCTACATGCAGATATGCGTTCAATTTTTATATAAGACTTGGATTCCATACTTTTTAAAAAATAGGCTGCGCCAACTAAATAACTTCCATTGAATGCTCCACCATCAAATACAATATCAAGTTTTTGAGAAGTTTTTGATTGTTTTGGTAAATTTTTAATTAATTTATCAACATATTTTTGAATCATTTGTTAATATTATAAATATTACAATATTAGCATTAAGTCAAAGTAACGAATTTATTTTTTATTTAATAACATGCGTTCAATGAATAGATCCGAATTTTTATTGGAACTAAGGTACATATTGATAATTTCTGCTTGCGAATAATAATTTGGTTTAATTTTTTTCAATTGTTTTTCAGGAATAGTCTTACCAGTAAGATGTTTATAAAGCTGGGCAATTATTTCATGATCAGGATTACCCAATTCTAATGTAACATCAATTCTTCCTGGTCGAATAAGAGCTGGATCTAAATCTCCGTAACAATTGCTACTAATAATTAATACACGCCCAGGTGTTTCTCTTAATCCATCCCAAAGATTCAAAATATCGTCCAAAGTAATGAGTTCCTCCTCCATCTGGAGTTTACAAGTTTTAAATTCATTTTCATTATTTTGTTCAACAAGAGTTTTAAGAACTTCACCCACATTTACATTAGACTTTGTTGTAAGTTTACTTAAATCTTCCTTACTTTTAGAAGTTTTCTTATTTTTTTTGTTTCTATTTAATACAATATCTCCAATGCAGTCAATGTCTTCAATAACAATTATTTTTTCATTAAAAGATATGCTTCCTTTTTTATTACAACTATTGTATCTATCTTCAAAAAAGAAATCATCTAGTTGTCTTTTAGTTTTAATTATTTTTAATGATAAATTAATAACATGACGATTTAACTTATTTGCTATGCATTTAATGAGGGATGTTTTGCCAGTACCAGGAGGGCCATGCAAACCAATTCCTATAGTATAGGGTATTCCCATGTCATAATACCATTGTTTGTTATTAATAAAAAAATCCAACTTATAAATAATATCACTTTTACCTTTAAAAAATAAATTATTAAAAGTTTTACTACTTTCAAATATACATTCAGACCAACATTCCCATTTTGCATCTTCATATTTGGTTTTAGACAATGTATAAATAAATTTTTTATTGTATCTTTCATTTTCTATACTTTTCAAATAATTTTCAGTAATAGTATCAATAAATTTTTTAATAGTATCCAGATCTGTTTCGTAAGAAAATAAATTTATTACAATTTTATCAATTTTTGTTGCTGTTTTTGTTTTTGTTTCTTCTTTGTTCTCTTGATCTTCTACAAAAACCCTAGTAACAGCATATATTTTGAGTTTTTCATCAATCAAAAATTCCTTTTCTTGAGTAACAATAAACAATTCTTTTTGAAAATCTTTTATATCTTTACTTGGGTTTTCATATGGGCCTGTAGTTGGGTTGGCCATTTCTTTAATTTCATAAATAGATTTATTACTTTCAATGTTTTTAATAATATAATTCCAAGTAGCATTGAATCGATCGGTAAACAAAGAAGACGAAAATATGTGTTTATCATAACCAGATGAATATGTACTTTTTTTTCCTTCAAGAATAACCATATTTTTTTTAAAAAACCAATATTTAAAATTTAAAGAGTTCCAGCTAATGTTTAAAACATCATAATCTTGCATTTGTCTAACAACATAACTCATTATTGCAAGCCCAAAGGTGGTAATTATAGCATTTAATATTGGATTTGACGTTTTAAAATAATTGAACAACGACATATGAATACTATTTTGAAAAGTTGCCAAAAAATATGGAAAATTCATCATGAGGGTCTTGTATAAACATTTCAAAACATTTTTATATCATTTAAATTTAATAATAAAATTGAAGTAATAGATGTATATTAAATTTAAAATAAATCTATTACTATGTCCGAATTCAATCCATGTGCATTTATAGCAGCATTAATTCTATGCGCTGGACTTATATGTTTATGTATTTATGTTATACCACGTGATGATGTAATGTTAACATTGGCAGTATGTCTTGCTATGATGATATTGGTTATTGGTTTTCTAATAATTGCATTCTTTGGATGTGCAATTAGAAGGTATTGTTGCGCATGTAAAAAAGATGAACCCTTACTTGACGTGGAAAGTCAAAGCGAAATAGAAAATAGGGAAGAAAATATAAATAGTGATGAAACTGTAGATAGACAAAAAATTGTAAATAAAGTTGTCACGTGGAGAAACTATGAAGATTTAAATTAAAATTTATTAAATTGCCCCATAATTTTACTAAGCAAATAATAAAAGAGACCAAAAAGCACACTCATAAAAATATAACCTTGAATGTTATAATTTCCATCTTTAAAAAATAAAAATGGAAGAAAAGTAAACATTTTTTTTTTGAAGATTGGTAATTGAAAAAAGAAAAAAAGGATTGCCAATAGTAGTGGAATTTGGAATTCTTCATACATATCATCTAATGTATCTGTTTGCTTAACATTTCTATTGTAATTATTCAAAATTTCTTGGGGTGTTTCATAATCTCGAATATAATCCTTTTGTTGAACTTGTGGTATATAGTTAGCTTGAATTTGAGGATCTTGCATCATAGTTTCAGTGGTTCTAGGTATGTCTCGAGATGGTAAAAGGGTAGCTCCGGTAGAACTTGCTTGTTGAATTCCACTAACAATTTGACTAATTGTACTTTGATCTAAAGTTAAAGAAGCTGTTGGCGCTGGATTAGAAGTATTTGGCATTTCTGTTGCACTTAAAGAAATGTTATTTGATATATTTCCTCCACCAGTTGGATCTGTTGGTAAATCATGAATACTAGTTGAGTCAGACATATAAATATTATAAAGAATGATTGATTATAATATTTACGCAAATTCGACAATTTTTTTAGATGCATCGCATTTCACTGAAACAGGATTATATTTGTAACATTTGTCATTGTACTTATAGACTTTATCTTTAATATCATCCAACGGAGGAGCTTTAAAAATAATACAATTTTTATCTTTGCAAACTGTTCTAAAGAGAGAAGCTATTCCAAGTCCTAAAATAATAGATAACATATGTTTCCCAGTTTCTGAATGAAAAAATTTAGCCAAATACATTTATAATATGTTGTTAAAAAAGTATTTTGAAATATATGAATTAGGCTTGCATTGGTATAACTTTTATTTTTGTTGCGTCGGTTGGACATTTAACTTCGGCCGCTTCAAGAGAGAAGCAATTTTCGGCTTTATCTTTGTATAAAATTTGATGTACATTTTCTGGACTTGGATACACATATATAGTTTTCATATCATTCCCGTAAATATAAACAAAAAATAGACCAACTGCTAGACTTATTAAAAAAGTACTAAAGGAAATTTTATCAAAAAACATTATATATATCACATACACAATGTTTTTCAAGCAAGTTTTTAATTTTTTTTGGCACTACCTTTTTTAAAGGTAGTAATTTTTTTTGGCACTACCTTTTTTAAAGGTAGTAATTTATTTTCCTCCTTTATTTTTGAGAAGCTCTATAATTTCTAAATAATTCTTATTAGTCGCTTCTTTTAAAGGTGTAAAACCCCAGTTAGCGGTTACATTTATATCACTTTCCGCTCCATGATCTAACAAATATTGAACCACCTCTAAATTTCCGCCGCTAACGGCTCCATATAATATGGTTTCGCCTCGAATAGTTTTTTTATGAATATCTGATCCATTTTCAATTTGTTCGCGAACTTTTTCAATATCTCCAGATTGTGCCGCTTTAAAAAGATAAGTCTCTCCATTGCTATCTACAAATTTAACATCAAGTTCTTTAGGAGCTGCAACTGGAATTTCCTCATCTTCCTCTTCTTCATCTGAGTCAATTACAAGGGTTGGCTTAATAGACACTTTAGGAGGCGCGTTTGTAACTTTCAAAGGTTTTGGTTTTTGCGTTTTTTTTGTATCTTTTGTACCGGTTTGTAAAATTTCAACACCAACTTCATGTTTAGAATAATTTGTTTCAATTTCGTCAATAGTATATTGTTTTTGAATAAAGTGATGTGTGTCATCATCCGAATCATAAATAACAACTCTATAAGGATATTTTAATTTATTAAATTTATCAATTCTAGGTGTAAGCTGATTTACATAGATGTCAATAGCATCTCTGACAAGTTGAACATTTTCATCTCTTTCATATTGTGAAACTAATTCTTTTATTGCTTGAATTTCTTCATATATAGCAATTTGTTCTTTTTTTAGTGTTTCATTTTTTGTTTTATTATCAACAACATACATGTACTCTTCAAGTATAAGTTCGTAGTTGCTAAGAGTTAAATTTAGATCTTCTTTAACTGCATCAAAACTTTTTACAGCATCTGCCGAAGAAATATAACCAAAAATAAGATCATTTTTTTCTTTGATAATTCTATTTTTAAGTTGAATAATTTCATTTTCCAAAATATAACTATCATTGACATATGTAGTGGTTTCACCTAAATTAATAATAATATTAAGAGGACATGGGTCAGTTCTATCTCCGCAAACAGCCATTAATTTTCTTCCATTTTCTTCGGGATTGTATGAATTAGAAAAAATTGTTCCTACTGGTCTTTTGCAGTTGATGCATTTAGGTTTAAGTTTTTTATACTCAGCTCTTTTTTCTTTTAAACTAAGATCCTGATTTTTTAGAATTTTTTTGCGATTTTTTAAATTAGTTTCTTCATATTCACTTTTCATTTTGTAATAAGTGTTTAGTCCTTCTAAAAATTTTTTTTTCTGTTCTTCTTTTTCCATAATTTATATAATACAAGACATAAAAAAACTTTTAACTCATTATTTTATCAATTTATGCTTTATAAAATGTTGTGTATTCATTATCCCAACCCGGCAATCCAGTAATAAGTTCTTGATGTGCTAAGCGTTTAGCATCTTGGAAATTTTTAATTTTTGACAGAATGTATTGTTGTTTTGTTCTATCTTTAATATCTTTTTCAACTGGTGTTAGTTTGCCTTTATACTTATAAAGTAAAATTGCTCCTAAAATAACTAAAAAGGATAAAAATAAAGATACATTGAAAATTAGATTATTGTAATTATTTCTGAATTCTCTGCATTGTTTGAGAGTTTCATTAAGAAAATATTTAATTCCAGGTTCAATAAGTGCAGGTTTAGAAAAATCGTCGAAATTCATATTTCTAACTTATTAAATACTTTTATAATATCAAAATAAATTATACACAATATCTATATGGATAACACATTTTTGAATATAGTAGCTTTTATTTTAATTACAATTTTGTATTATATTGCATTAAAACCAAAACTAACAATAGATATTTTAACAGACAAAGATGCTTATCAAAAATATAATAAATCATTGTATTTCAATTTAGGTATATACTTTTTATTAGTTTTATTGGTTCAATTTGGTATAAATGCTGGAGCCGTCATAAATAAATGTGGCGGAAGTGTAAGTCAAAATATAGGATTGGCTGGCATAATGACATTTCTGCCATGGGTATTAATTTTTGGATTAGTGATAATAATATTAATTGTTTTTCCTGGATTTAAAGGAGCATTTTCAGATGTTATAGGTTATTTTTATGTATCAAAAAAGGCAAATGATGCACTAACAGATCTTTTAATGGATACAAACATTTACAATAAAATAGATAAAGTGGAAGATCAAGCTCCTCCGGTCCAAGAACCTCAAGAAGGATCTCAACAAACGCCACAAGCAGGAGGAACTCCTGAACAAAAGGCTCTACAAGATGCTGCGGATGCGATAATTAAATTGTGCGGTAATATGTCAATATTAATAAATCAAATAGTGCCTAGCAATTTTTTGCAATACATGGAAATGCTAAAACCATTAATGAAACCCAAGTATAACTCTGATCCTGTTTCATTAAAAAATAAAGAACAAGAGTTATTAGATGTAGTAGTAACGAGAGATAATATAGGTGAAGCTTTCTGGTATATTTACACTGCAATATTGCTAATTTCAATTATTCAGTATAATATAGCATCTAGACCTTGTGTTAAAGATCCTGCGGCAATGCAAGCTAATTACCAAAAATTTTTGGCTGATCAAGAAGCAACAAATAAAGAGAAGGCTCGCGGACAAGGCGTTTACACCATTAAGAACTAATCTACTTTTACAACAATTTAAAAAAGTTGTTCAAACATAAATTATAATTTGTTGTTAAAATTGAAACCTAAATAATTTAATAAATCAAATACACACTTATCAATCTATTCCAGAATGTGCGATTATTCTATTTATGAAAAACAAACAACCAGGCACTTTTCAATGAACAATCCAAAACCTAACTTGAAAAAAAATAGTGAAAATAAAGTACGTTTTAGAATTATTCTTCTTAAAAGACGCATAAGCATAGTAATATGTAAAGATGACTCGCTTGAAGATCTTTACATAAAAATTTATAATGCAGTATATCCTGAGTTTTCAACAGAAAAATGCGACGCAATACCTCCTGCGAATTCTGAAACCACCTTTAAAAATTTTCCATATCTTTATCACGTATCAATTATAAATGAAAAACAAGAAGTAATTTCAATTCCTATTCACAAATTTATTACAATATCAAGTTTTATGAAAACAAAACCAGATTGCTTTAAAAATATTGCAATATTTGGAATGGATACTTTTAAAATTTATGCAATTGATGAAGATTCTTTGCAAGATATAAAGAGGGGTAAAAATGTACAACCTGTAAATTATTTTCAAAAATTTACAAGTTGTATTAGATAAATTTAATAGTATGCAACATATGCTAAAACGGCAACATAACAAAGTATTCCTAAAATGATAGAAAGAAGCCATACGGGCAATATTGTTTTATTTTTATATCCAACACCAAACTCTCGGATACTTCCATCGGCATTATATAAAAATGCAGGTTTCATAGCTTGGATAAATCCAAAAATAATTAAAAATAAAACTATAGAAAATAATGTGGCATGTTCACGAATATAAGTTTTGTTCATTGATATATAATACGTTTAAAAAATACTTTTAAAAAAGTATTGCAAAATTTTATTCCCATGATTTTGCTCCACTTTTTCTTTTATTCGCTTTTACTTTGTTAAATCTTTTCTAAAGTGGTTTTAGTAGTGATCTTCATAATCATCTACTTCATCCGATTCAAAATTACCATCATCATAATCTTCAGTCATTCTTGACATATCATAGGCTTCATTTTCTAGAGCGGCATCTGAATCCATTTGTTCTAAATACTCCTCTGTGTATTGATCAATATTTTCATCTGTTACATTTCTATTTTTTCTAACATTTCTCTCAATTTCAGTAATTTTATCCATTAACTCTCTTTCATCATCATATGTTTCTTTTGTATAACTCGTAAGACCTTTTTGCAATCCTTTACTCCACACGCCAAGTTTATTAATTTTTAATATTGTATCTGCGTCTCTTTCTTCATCAGTCATAGCTTTTAATCGATCAGTAAATGTGTCCTTCTCTCGTTCAGATATTTTAAAAACTTTATCCATGATTTCAGCGTATGATCTATCTATAATATCTTTGTGATCATTCATAATGTTAAGATAAGTAAGTAATAGATTAGCAACTTTATTTTTTAATTCTTTTTTATTTCCCTGCAGAGTAATTTCGTTTTCAAAACGCACATTGACAACTTCCAATCTCTGTTCTCTCTCTTCAAGATCCTCTACAGTAAATATATCTTCAACGTTAGAAACTTGTTCACCTTCTTCTTCATAAAACAACATGCTTTCATTATCAGTTAAATTTATATATTCTGTTAAAAGCAAAAGGAAATATTGTTCAAATATTAAAGCGCTAGTGGATTTATCAAAAATAGAATGACTCTCTCTTTCCTTGTATTTAATAGAGCTATAATATGGTGTTTCGTCTGCAAGAAGAAGTAAATTGTTTGCTTTAATTTGTATTGTATTAAGAATGCTAGTAATAACTTTTTCACTATAAAATGGTCGCAAACGTTGATAATATTCTTTTATAATTTTTTTTATATCATTAACATGGTTTCTAGACAATCCCCAGTAATCTTGAATTTGCACTTTGTCGTAATCAACATTATTCAAAATAATATTAGGAAATGTTTTAAAAAAATTCTGCATATAAGACTTGATAAAATTAATAAAGTTATATGACTTGCTATCAGAAATTGTTTTTGTATTTTCTTCTACTGCATTCCAAGTAAATATTTCTTGTAAAAGAGTATCAATATATTTTTGTCTTTTACCAGTTAAAGAATTATTTTTTTTAATAAAATCAGTGATGTCTCTTCTCATTGATTCATTTGTTCTAGCAAGATGATTTTTTAATGCTCTCATGTCCTCAGTATCAGTAGTAACAGAAACGTCAAAAGTATCTAATGTAGAATCAATAAGTTTGCGCAATGAAGGATAGACCAACTCTTCGTCCTGTTCAGAAAAACTTTCTAATAGTTGTGTTATATTTTGAACGGATGTTGTAATGTGTGGGTCAATGTCAATGGAAACTATGTTTTTACGATTAATGATTTGCAATAATCTAAGAAATGTATCATTAGTGTAGTTTCTTCCATCGCGTTTAAGTTTTGCAATAACCTCCGCAGTAGAATCATTAATTGAAATATATTCGGGTTTATTTGTGCAAAGTGCAATTAAATCTTCAGAAAGTGGGATAAGAGAAGTGAATTTACAATAAATAATAAAAGCTCTGTAAATAGTGTCTTCATTGAATTCTTGATTAGAGAGAACAGGATAGATATTTTTTGTGTTTACTTCGCTGAAGAAAAGAGGTGCTTTTGTAATAAATGTTATATCACTCAAAATATTTGCCAACTCTTTTACAATTTGATTATAACTAGCTATATCGCCATCTTCTTTAATAAAATAATCAATTGTACTAATCGACGAATTTTCATTACAACAAGAATTTTCAACAAATGGCTCATTTGCTGCATTTGTAAGAAGTAATTTCTTTTTATCAATAACATTTTGTATTTTTTCTTGAATAGCTAGAGAGAACTGAATAATTTTAGATTCAACAATAAGAAGGTTCTCTCTTTGAGTTGAAGCCCCTATTTTTAAATCTCCAAGAAGTTTGCTTTTAAACTCGGGTGTAATATTCATTAAACCTTTTATTTTAAATTGAACGAGAGGTGGCAAAAATTGAGACCAATTAGAAATATCATGTTCTTTTGGTATATTTTCAATTGGATTACTTAATAAGTATTCTGTTTTCTCCTCGAATTTTCTAATAACACCAGGCATATTTAAGAGAACCTTTGTAATTACGTCCTTGATTTTATCTGCAATAAAGGTTTCTTTTCGTTTCATTAAAACACTCCATGGATCTGTTGCATTTCTTACTTTGTATGCAATGCATGCCAAATACATGAGAGAAGAGTCATCTCCTGTTCCTTCAATAGGAAATCCTGTAAATGAACGAACGCACCCAGGAAACGTTTTTCTAGATTTCATAGAAGGTATGCTAACTTGAATAGCAATTAAAAACATACCTAATGTAGTATACAAAATGCTCGAATTATAAATATCTTTATAGCTAGGCGGGGTTTTTCCTTGTTTTGCCATTTTTTGCATTTCCAATTTGTGTTGCGCCTCCGTTGGTAAAGTTGTTAGTAACGCATTGCTAACGTGTTGAATAATAAATTCTCTCTGATCTTCAATATTAATTCCCATAGAACTTGCCATGTGAGAAATAATATTATTCATTATTTTTACTTCAAGAGTCTCAACTTTTGGTGCCTTTTTTTCAGCGCTAATAATAGCATCTCCCAAGTCTTGTTCCATTTGCGCTCTACTGCTGACTTTGAAACCATTATCATACCCTTCTTCGGCGTCAAAATCGCGTCTGCATATCTCTCTTCCAGTATATTTATCAATCCAAGAAGATTCGTCATCGCTAAGTTTTCCAATTTTTTGCTTTAATTGTTCTAATTTATTTTTATACGCTTCATACCCAATTTGAAAAGAATTAGCAAGTGTAAATCTAAAAGTTGGGAGTAATTCAACACCAGTTTTAACACAATATCTCCAATGAGGATCTTCATTGTTATCGCCTGTAAAATCTTCTATAGCTTCTCTCGTGAATGAATTGCCAAAACGTACAATATCTGCTTGCAGTTTAATAAAATCGGTTTGACCTAAAATAGTATCAAGTAATTTTTGGAAAGGTGAAACAACAACATCTTTTTCATCTTCTTCATTTTTTGCTCCAATTGAAAATTGTTTATTGTTATACTGAAATTTTCTTCGAAACTCAATCTCATTAATTTTATCAAAAGTATTTAAATAATACTCAAATTGGTTTTTAATGTCAGTTTCTAGTTGTTGCTTTGATAAATAGTACTTTTTATCAAAAGAATCCATAATTTGATTCAGTGAAGATTCTACTAATTTTTTTTCGTTAATTGCAGTGGACTCGCATTCATTGGATATATTTTTTTGAACATCAATGCATTCTGTTTGAATATTGCACAACAAGTTGTCGTCATTCATAAATGAATCTTTGTCAATTTTATCATCCAATACCCATTTATTGTTTGTTCTTTTAAAATATTGAAGTCCGTCGGGATTATCTATTATGTCGTATAAAATGGCATAATTGCCTTCTTTTACACTTTTTACGCCACTAATAAGAGTTTCAGCAAGATGTTCTGCATCGAGAGAAGAAATTTTTTGCGATGTTTCAAGTTTTTTAATAAGAAAATTGGCAAACTCTTCGGGTTGCATCTTAACCATATCACTTTCATATTGATCAAGTAAACTATAATTAGTTTTGTCGTATTTTTTGTCAAAATAGATTTCTTTGTCATTATCTAGCAAAAGTTCTTCCATAGTGCGGTATTGTTTTGCAATAACATAAGTAATACATTTATCTTTATCAAGCCCATCTTTTTGTTCTTTAATTTTTTCTTTATCGGCCTCAAAAATAGTTGATAAATTGTCAGGAAACATTAATGGTATAGATGTTAATGAAATTGCGCTGTTATATAATCTTCCAGCATCTTTAAGAATAATTTTTTCTAATAATTCAGAGTTAGTTAACTCATAAGTTCCTGAAGTACCATGATAATCATAACTATCAAATACTTTACGTGATATTTCCTGATACTTTCCTGAAAAAATATCATAAATAATACTACCAGAAGGTTTCAAAATTTTTGTTTTTCTGAAATTTCTTATAGATGAAAAATTGCGACTGCGATCGACAAATGTTTTATTAAAGTTTGAAATTTTTGAATCCAAAAAAGATTTGATTGTTTCATATTGTTGATAGGTTAAATCATCCGTATAAACTAAAAAAGGTTCAAGATATCCAATAATATCAACAATAGAAAGTTTGCCATGTATATATTTTTTAACAAGGCTGAAAAGAACTTTTATTTTTGGAATAATTGTTGTTAAAAACTTTTTATAAATATCAAATTTTGTCAAATGATCGAGGTTTAATGTATTGTCTAATGATAATGCGTAATTTTTTATTTCAGAAACAAATGTTTCAGGATCAAATTCAATTTCTTGATCAAGATTATCAACATTTATGTTTTTAACATTTGTATTTTTTTTTAATAACTGCCAGTAGTTTAAAAAAACTTCGTTCAAATTTGATCGATCCATTATGTTAGTACCAGGAAGGTTGATTCTGGAAAAACGTATAGCAGGTTCAGGAAGAGTCATGACTGATTTGAGAGAAATCTGATCAGCTTGAGTAATAGGAAGTTTTTCTGTTATCATTCTACTTCCTGTTAACTGCAATGCATTTAGTCTATTAAGCCCCAAATTATATTTTTGTATAACAAAACGTTTCATTTTAATAATATCATTTTCTGCAATAGAAGAATAAAAATCATCAAGATTATCAATAATTACATTAATATTACTTTCAACTTCCTTTTCATATATAATATCGCTTAAATTTTCAGGATTTAATTCTTCAAATGGTGTAAAATAAGGATTTAATTCTTTAATTAATGTTACATATTTATTTTGTTCATCAGGAAATTCGTTAGACTGATAATTTTCAACCAAATGTTTAACATTCTCAATTGTTTCAGTTGTTTTAAGTGTAATAACATCGGGATATTCTTCTTCTTCGGTATTTGTCGTAACATTGTAAATTTTCTTAATATTTTTGACAACAGGTAAAAGCCAGTATAATAATGTTTTAAAATGTAATAATTCATCCACAAGAGGTTTATAGGCTGCTTCTTTAATTAATGAACCTGTAATGTTACCATTTTCGTCAAATGTTGAAAATTTTTGTCTTAACTGCTTAAATCTTTCAATCATAATGTGAATATTATTCAACACACTAGAAGTTCTTTGGACATTTGGTATAGTGGAAAGCATTTCATCAAGTAAATCATTTGCTTGCATTTCAACACTAAAACGTTGTTGAGACTTGTCAATGTTTACGTATTGAGTTATAGGACCTAACTCTTCCGAACCAAACTGAATTTGGTCTGCTTTCAATATAAATTGTCTTAATTGATCTTTAACATTTGCAACAGGGATTGTACGTATTACTTCTTGTTCTTCAGCGGTAGCGCGTTGAGACGTTAAATCTTCAAATTCTTCTTCACCTTCTTCAAGAACTTCGGGTTCTTTCAAAGCCTCCTGAGGTTTCTCTCTAATTTCAATTGTTTCAATTGGAATATCTTCAGGTAAACCTTTGTAATCAAAATTAAGATATATAGTTTCATTGTCTGGGTAAGTTCGAATTTCAATCATATCTTCTTCAATATTGGTAATTTCACCACTAATAACAGCAGGAGTATCTCCACCAAAGTAAATGTTTATCCATGTACCAGGCAATAACCCATTTTGTCTAGCATAACCTTGTTTATCATTTCTACTAATAATAGTAATATTTGTAATTGTACCATTTCCTAATATTCGATCAGGAGTAATGTTAAGTAAAACAATATTCAACGTTTCCGTATTAATTAATCGTATTTTGCTTTTATCTATGTAGTCAATAAGAAATTCATTTTCATTCAACTCTTCATTTTCAGGATCCGTAATTTTAATTACATCATCTAGTTGTAAAGTAACAACTTTTTCACCTTCGGGAGACTCAGGACTTTTAACTTTAATAGAATTATCAGAATTAGTATTTCTTTCTAATGCGGGAGTTTCTTCTAGATTATTTGATATTTTTGTTTCAGGAGAATTCATTGTCTTATATTTATAATAGAATAGAATTTTTATGTTAAAAATCATTCAAAATATAGTTTAAAGATTTGGCAATATATTAATTAATAATGTCAAGCAATGTTGTTTATAAGCTTACTCAACTTCAAGAGTTTAAAGATATAGTAAATCAACCTTTTGAGAAAGTTGATCAAAATTCTAGTGTGAATAAATATAGAAACATAAATGTATTTTCAACGGATGATTATAAAGTTGTAAGATACGACAAAGAATTTTTGGCACTTGATTTAATTCCAACGTATGGATTATTGCGTTCAGTAATTTTAAATAAAGAAAACCGAGTTGTATCTTTTGCTCCACCTAAATCATTACATTCTGATACATTTATTAAAAAGTATCTAGATAAAACAAATGATATAGTTGCAGAGGAATTTATAGAAGGAACAATGATAAATATTTTTTGGGATTCTTGCATTGGAATTGGCGGTTCATGGGAGATTGCAACAAGAAATAAAGTGGGTGCAAAATCTTACTTTTATAAAAATAAATCTGGAAAAACATTTCGCGAAATGTTTATGGATTGTTGCAAAGCAAATAGTTTAGACTATGAGTTATTAAATAAAAATTTGTGTTATAGTTTTGTTATGCAACATCCTGACAATAGAATTGTAGTTCCATTTTCAAACCCGCAATTATATTTAGTTCAAGTTTGTGAAATTGTGAATACTGAGGATGGTACTGCTAATGTATTTATACATAATATGGAAGATGTAAAGAAAATGGCTGCTTGGTCATCAACTAATATTAAATTTCCTGAAATATATGAAAAATGGTCTAAATATAGTGATTTAGTTGATACTTATGCTTCGATGAATACATCATATAACATTGTTGGTGTGGTAATTAAAAATTGTGCTACCAATGAAAGATGTAAAATACGAAATCCTGTATATGAAGAAGTGCGTCAGTTGCGCGGAAATCAGCCAAAGTTGCAATATCAATATTTATGTTTAAGAAAAGAAGGAAAAGTTGGTGATTTTTTGAAATTTTATCCTGAGTGTAAAAAAGAATTTTCTGCGTTTAGAGATCAAGTGCATTTATTTACCAATACGTTGTTTAAAAATTATATTTCGTGCTATATTAGAAAAGAAAATCCTCTTTTAGAATTTCCCGCACAATATAGAACGCATATGTTTACAATTCATCAAAAATATATGAATGAGTTGAAGGAAAAAAATTTGTATGTAACAAACTCGGTTGTAATAGAGTATGTAAATAGTATGCATCCATCAAAATTAATGTTTTGTTTGAATTTTTCAATGCGAAAAAGGGCGATTGATTTTATTAAAGCTGATGTAGAAGAATGCGATTTAGAATAAATTAGTAATAATGCTCAATAATTTTCCGTAGTCTAGGTTTGACACCATTTTTAAATGCCGCAACTCTAAATCTACTTTTTTCTAGATGATTCATAGTGCTATATATATAATTAAGTTTATACATAAGATTTCTATTGCTGAAAATGATAATATTTGGATTTACATCCAATAAAAGTGTTTTTATTTTTTGAATAAATTCTTCTTCAGATGCGGAATTCCAATACTTTTCAAGAAACACGATTCTGAAATGAAAATATGTATATGATACCATGGTTAAAAACCATGATATAATATAAATACACCCAAAAACTTTAAAGATCGTAGTCAACATAGCGCAAAAGTTGAAAAAAATAATGTTTATATTATTATTTCAATTTTATTCATAAAATAATTTATAGATCCTTTTTAATCTTTTTGAAAACGCTTATAGCTGATTCAACGCAAGCCTTTAAATTTTGTTTAATAGTAGCCTTATCAATAGGTTCTTTGTAGGCTACGCGAATAATGCTATCACTATCATGTGGATGCATTTTCTTGAAACCGCAAAATGTAAGAGTTTGCACATCCTCATAAAATTTAGAATAAAACATGTACTCAACAATTTTTCCAATAGTATAATCCTCGTTCACTAAAATAATGTCAAACGAGTTATTCATTGTATTTACAGAAGGAGCAATAGACAACTCGTCGGTATCAGCAAGAGTATTTAATAGATTCAGTTTCTCAACAAGAATGTCGCACGCTTTGTGAACAAGTTCTTGATTTGTATATATTCCGATTGTTTGTATCATAAAATCAAAGCTATCCTTTTTGGTAATTCTTAAACCATCAAGGAGTTTCCAATTTTGCGATTCAAAATCTATATCTTCTTTAGATAATCCTTGATCTTTCCATTGCTGACGCTTTTTTGCCAATTCAGTTTCCATTTTAACATCATCAACTGAATATCCATAAGAACATGTTGAAACAACGTTGAACATTCCATCGACTTTTGCTGTAGATATTGAAAATTCACAAGTAAGATTAATTTTTTCACCTGGAATTTCGTCAGAGATTCGAGGACGAAGTCTAACAAAATCAATAAAGTATCCTGTTTGATCATCTGGAGGAAATATAGCCCGAGTATCTTTTGCTGATAGGTAATCGCCGGTAACTAAATTTTTAATTTTAAAATTTTCAGTAGTAACAAACATAATAGTATCGGTAAGATTTTCAACATTGACCTCCAAGAGATAATTATTTAGCGGCATTTGAAGATCATTTATATGAATTGGAATGCAACTTAAACGCTGCTTGAGAATTTCGTTATTTAGGCGAGAAGTATTAGCAATAATGTTGGCCTTATTTTCTTCATAGGGAGTTGTTTTAAAAACAACAAGAGGAATATCAGAAATAATTGTGCGACGCAAAGCATTGGCTAAACTAACATTTACTCCGCTAAGAGTGAAATGCAAAATTCCATTATTTTCTTTAGATTCTTGAATGACAGGATTCATGTTGGCTTATATATTATCATATATTTATTTTATTAAATCAATTTTATTGTAATTTTAATTATTATTATTATTTTTTTAAATTGAGTTAAAATCAAGTGTCAATAAAACTTATTATAGAATAATGAGTACAATTCTATATTATAGTAACTTTTGCGAACATTCCAAAAGATTATTGCAGACTTTTTCAAAAACAAGTGTCAGCAAAGATATTCATTTCATTTGCATTGATAAAAGAATAAAAGATAACAACAACAAAATGTATATTGTGTTAGAAAATGGGCAAAAAATAATTATGCCTGAAAATGTGACAAGGGTGCCTGCATTGCTCTTGTTAAACGAAAATTACAAGGTTTTGTATGGTGAATCTATTTTGCAATATTTTAAGCCAAAACAAGAAGTTGTAACAAAACAAGCGACAATGAATAATATTGAGCCGATGGCCTTTTCTTTAGGAGGAGGAAGTTTTGGGATAGCCTCGGACCAATATAGTTTTTTAGATATGGACGCTGATTCTTTAGCAGCAAAAGGCAATGGAGGTATGAGACAAATGCACAATTATGTGGACTTGAATTATTCAGATAGAATTAGTGCTCCTCCAGAAGAAGATAGTCAAAAAAAGGGGGCAAATAAAATTCCAGGAGAATTAACAATTGAACAATTGCAGCAACAGAGAGAACAAGAATTTCAATCTTTAGCAGGTCAACAACGCCGCATATAATTTTATTTTAAAAAATAGCATTTTGTAATACTTTTTAAAAAGTATTGCGAATAGAATTTAAAAAAATAAGAATACATAATTTATTGATGTCAACCCCTTCTTTTCTTACAGCCTTTAATGATCATTTTGTTGAGTTTGTAAATGACATACAGAGTGTATTTCCGGAAGACAATGATATTTTATTGGCAAAAAATGCTTTTACAGGAATTCGAAAAGCGAACCCTAAGTTGATAATAAAGATTTGGAAATTGTATATTGTAGATAAATACCAAGCGCAAATTGAATCTGGAAACATTGATTTTTTTATTAACAAAGATTATTCGCAAGATTTGGCAAATGCAGATAATTCCAGTAAAATTATAGAAGCAATTGATCGTTTGAGAAATCCAATTAAATCAATGACAGAAACAGATCAGGCAAAAACTATGAAATATATTCAAAATTTGACAAAATTATCCATTTTATATGAGAGTATGTAATCCATTTTTTAATTGTCTTCGCAAAAAAGAAAAATAAAGTATTTAACTTTAGTTTGATTTAAAAAAATATTTTTATATCAAAACATATAATGAGTGAGCAAGTAATTCCAGAAGAATTTAAAAAAGTCATCAAGGATTTTGTTAGAGACATTCGTACAACCTTTCCAGAGTACGAGACATTTGTAGAAAAATGGTGGAAAGGGCGCGAGTATTTTGCAAGTATGGAAAATGAAGAAGAACGTGAAGCAATAATTGCAAAAACTGAGGCAAACAACATGAAATTTATATTTAAATTTTGTTTAAAACGTTATCCTCCTCGTTTTTTTGACATTCTTTATCAGAATGCAGAAATTTTTACAGAAGATTCAGAAATAGACACCGAGTTTTTGCCTTATATTCATTTCAAAAACTTGTGGCAATGTGATATAAGCGATAAGACTCGAGAGACAATCTGGAAATATTTGCAACTAATTTTATTTTCGATTGTTGGTTCTTTAGAGAATAGAGAAGCGTTTGGAGATACTTCAAAATTATTTGAAGCGATTAATGAAGATGAGTTTAAAAGTAAGTTAGAGGAAACTTTGAATGGAATGCAAGATATATTCAAGGGACAAACACAGGCGGATGGGGTTGAAACGCCATTGCAAGAAAATTTTCAAGGTATGCCCAATGCAGACGATATTCATGGACATATTTCAGGAATGATGAATGGTAAGTTAGGACAATTAGCAAAAGAAATTGCAGAAGAGACGGCGGCTGATTTAAATATGGACATGGAAGGAGCTACAAACGTTCAAGATGTTTTTCAAAAACTTTTTAAGAACCCGGGGAAGTTGATGGGACTAGTAAAAAATGTTGGATCTAAATTGGAATCAAGAATGAAGTCGGGGGACATTAAAGAAAGTGAATTAATTTCTGAAGCAAGTGAAATAATCAATAGAATGAAAAATATGCCAGGTATGGGAAATATACAAGAGATGCTTAGTAAGATGGGATTAAGTGGTTTAGCGAAAGGTGGCAAATTAGATTTGAATGCAATGGAAGCAAAATTAAACCAAACAATGAAAACGGCACAAATGAAAGAAAGAATAAGAAAAAAGGCTGAAGATAAAAAGGTTGCTGCTGCAAATCCCACACCGGCAGTTCCAGCGGGACCTACCCTATCAGAGGAAGAGTTATTTGCTTTTTTAGACACATGTGATAAAAAAAAAACAAACAATACAAATACAAACAATGAAAAAGCAAATAAGAAAGGAAAAAAGAAAGGAAAAAAATAAATCTACAAATTTAGAAAAATAGCAGTATATATTAAAGATCAAATAAAATTAACTAATCTTTAATATATATAATGAGCATACAATTTTGGACAAACGATCCCACTATTTTATTAAATAAAGACTTTATTTTTGAGTTGTGGCCCACACCAAACATGTCTTATAATCAAAAATTAAACGCAATTACTAGACTTATTGCAATTTTAACAATTTTAGGTTTTGCGATTACAATGTCAGTTAAAATATTATTTGTTGGTGTGGCAACAATTGCAGCTATTTTTGCATTGTATAAGATGCAAAAACAAAAAATAACACCGCAAATACTTGCAGAAGGTTTTTCAAATCAAGTAATGATGAATAATGAGACAACCACAAATCCAGTGACTTTAGAATCCGCATTAAAAACAGATTTTAAGATGGGAAACAAGAAAAATCCTTTTAGCAATGTTTTATTGACAGATATTGCAGATGATCCTCAAAGAAAACCTGCTCCTCCTTCATTTAATCCTGATGTTGATGAAGACATAGTAAGATCTACAAAAAAAATGGTACAAGAATTAAATCCTGGTATTAAAAATGCTCAAAAACAATTATTTGGAGACTTGTACAATAATTTTGAATTAGACCAATCAAATAGAGTGTTTTATTCAACAGCAAACACAAAGGTAGCAAATGATCAAGGTGCATTTGGAGAATTCTTATATGGATACATGCCAAGTGCAAAAGAGTCAAACGCAGATGGTGCCCTAGCTAGAGTACAGGATTCATACAGATACACACTTTATTAATAATACTTTTAGTACAATAAATACTTTTAGAAAATATAAAATAAAAGTATTTATTTGGTTTTGATATACTTTTTTTAAAAGTATATATATATAAAATGGCTTACGTCTCTGGATATACATTTGACAATATTGCAAGAATTGGGAATGACTCTTGCTGTGTGGACCAAAAAACAATTCAAAGTGTAGAAAGTTGCAATTATAATTTGCAAAATTATTTTGCAAATGATTGCTCTATGAAAAATCCAATTGCTTTAGCAACAACCCAACCTGGAATAAATTACAAAGGAGGTTTTAATAGTGGTGCTGGAGGATGCAACATTGATGATAGTTCACAATTATTAATTGGAACCATTCAAACACACCCAAGATGCAGAATTGATCTATTTCAACGCCCTTTTGCTACAGTTCCCTATTTAGGACGTGGATCTGTAGATCCTATTATGGAGTCTCAAATTCAACAAGGAGAGACAATCACAAATAAAAGAAGTGTAACATTATTAGGTGAAAAGAGTTATTTAAAATACCACAGCACACCTCTTTTGTCTGATGTTAAAGATAGAATGACAAATCCTGCATATTGCGTTGAGGGAGTTGCTTCTGAGGGTTGGATTCGAGGTGGAATTCCTTCTCGTGAGTTGACTCGCGACAAAGATTACTTTACAACACACACTGACACACAATACATCTAATTCCACCTTTAATAAAGGTGGAGCCAAATTTTTAACTTGTAAATACAAAGTTTTTCTCCACTTTTCTTAAAAGTGGAAAAGTGGAAAAAAGGATATAAAAATATTAAAACTATAGTTATATGTACAATACAAAATTTGTTTGCACATATAAATCCTGTACAGATCCATTCCTTAGTGACACTTTTTATCGCAAAGACTTATTATATATATTTAGTATTGAAGATTTAGATTTTGAAAAACATGAAGATGAAATTCAAGAAGAACTTATTGAAATATTTGATAAAATATGCAAGCATGAAAAATTTATGGTTTGTATCCAAAAAGCCGGTGCGTTATTTTCAGTAGATGATTTAGCTGTGGGATTTATGATTTTAATGTCATACGACTTTTTATATTTAACCCACGAATGCATATCAGAATTTTTAGAAAATGGGACAATATCAGATGATAAAATAAGAGAATTATTTGAAAATTTAGAAAAGTAAGAATTTTTATCGTTTTAGTTATAAATTTTAAGCGTTTTAAAGTTTAAAATATTTATACTATGTATTAGAATGGCATCAACGCGCAATAAAAACACCCCAGGAAATTATTGTTTGCAACAATTGGAATATTCTCAAAGTAGACAATATACAATTTATAAGAATTCGTTTGCAGGAGAAGCTTACGATACAAAGTTACCCGGTAATGGTTTATTACCAGCACAAATACCCTGGAACCAAATGTCCTACAATGCTCCAGATATCGAATCTTTCTTATTTGGAATTAACTCTACTAATTTAGTAAATCCTGCTCCTTGTTTGACACCTGAATTAAAACAATTAAAATCTGCAAATGTCTTTGAGAAAAGTCCGATATATATTCCAGAACCTTTAGTAGTTGAAAAAAATCAACGACCTTTTCCAGTTCCATAATTATAGAGCAAATAAGATTTACTTTTGATTTAATGTATTAAATAAAATAATAAATCAAAAATCAAAAAATATATTATTAATTAAGTATTAACCAATTTAAAATATGTTGACATTTAATATAAATGAGTAATATTAATGCATCGAATATAAATACAGAAAACATAAATGTTAAAACTATAAATGGGATTTCCGTTAGTGCAATATTAGGTGGAGGTTATTACGCTCCATGCCCTGGATGCGGAGGCGAAAGTATTGATGACGGAACGTGTAGAGAATGCGATTTTGTTCAAGACCCTTGTGATTGCTTCGTTCCAACGGGTGGAGGAGGAAATGGTGTTATTGGTGGAACAGGGCCAACAGGACCTACTGGTTGCACTGGTGCGGTGGGAACTGGACCAACTGGATCAACAGGACCCACGGGAACAACTGGTCCTACAGGACCCACTGGACCTACTGGTTGCACAGGACCAACAGGAACAACTGGTCCTACAGGACCTACCGGTCCAACTGGATGCACGGGTCCCACAGGAAGAACAGGTCCTACAGGAACAACAGGTCCTACGGGACCCACTGGACCTACTGGTTGCACAGGACCTACAGGAACAACAGGTCCTACAGGACCCACTGGACCTACTGGTTGTACAGGACCTACAGGTCCAACTGGGTGTACTGGACCCACGGGAACAACTGGACCTACAGGTCCTACTGGACCCACTGGACCTACAGGAACAACTGGAACAACTGGACCCACAGGAACAACTGGATGCACTGGACCTACTGGAACAACGGGACCAACAGGTCCAACTGGACCTACAGGCTGTACAGGTCCTACAGGACCTACTGGAACAACGGGACCAACAGGTCCAACTGGACCTACAGGCTGTACAGGTCCTACAGGAACAACAGGACCCACAGGACCAACAGGTCCAACAGGACCTACAGGCTGTACAGGTCCTACAGGAACAACAGGACCCACTGGACCAACAGGTCCAACAGGACCTACAGGCTGTACAGGTCCTACAGGAACAACAGGACCTACAGGCACAACTGGTCCAACAGGTCCAACAGGACCTACAGGCTGTACAGGTCCTACAGGAACAACTGGTCCAACAGGAACTACTGGACCAACGGGATGCACAGGTCCTACAGGAACAACAGGCACAACAGGACCCACTGGACCTACAGGACCCACGGGATGCACAGGATCCACAGGTCCCACAGGAACAACTGGATGTACAGGTCCAACAGGTCCTTTTTTGCCAGGTGTTTTAATTCAATTTGTTACAAAAAATAGCGGATTTTCGAATGCGTTAAATTCTTTACCAGCACCAGATAGTACAACAAATTATCCAGGTTTAGGTATACCTGGTTATCGAGCTGATGGATATGGTTATTTTGCAGCCATTATACCACAAAGTAAAGATAGTAACATCAAAGTAACTTTTAAAGTAAAATACGTTTGTTCCGATAATGTAAATGACACTTTAACAATTGGCATAGCCTATTCAACAAATAATGGTTCTAGCTATACTTTATTAGGCCAAGATACATATTTAGGAACAGCAAATTCATCATC